TTTTTCTTCGGCTTTTCTATATACATATAAATCAGCTGCTTCCATATTATTTGTAAGTTTTGTTCCATACATAAAGATTTGTACATTTCTCTGCTTAAATGGCAAATCTTTATGGCTACATGTACGTACAGCTCGTCCTATAATCTGTTCAATTCGGTTCATATTATACCATGGTTCTAATATATGTACTTGACGTATAAATTTAAAGTCTACTCCTTCACTTCCTGCCTTTGAAATCAAAATTACTTTTATAATATTTCCATCGCGATTTTCATAATTTGTTGCAGCTTTTATTGCCTCAATATTATGTTTAGAATAATATTTTTCACCCGTAATCATTATGTATGACTGTTTTTTAGATCTTGTATTACCTTTTAATAAATTATGTCGTGAATCATATAAACTATATCCTAAATGTTCCAATGCTAATGCAAGTGGTATTAATCCTCCTTCTAAATATTGTGAATAAATTAATACAATACCCTTAGACAATTCTATATGATTACAAATAGCCCACATCTTATGACTATACTGTTTTAAATTTTCTAATCTAAATATTTCTCCAAAATTATCCAATACATTAGGTTTATATTCATAATTATATCTAGATTCAGCAGTTTCTACAAATGTCATGGTTTGTCGCAAACCATTACTACCTGTAATATCTTCAAATGATTCTTCTTTATTAGGAAATACTATATTTAATGCTTCTATAGGTTTTGCCAAAACAGTATATCCAAATCCATCCATATCTTCTATATTTTCTATATTTCTAATTAATCTAGTATAAGCTTCTTCTTGATATGTTTCAATTGTATCTACATAAATATCAATGTATTGTATAGGTTGTATAATAGGTTTTCCATTTAAAGATAGAGTTGGATACTCCATATTATGAATAGATTTCGTTGAAAACAACTGTGGATATATTCTATAAGGAAATAAATATGGATTCTCTCCCCTAACAAATGATATATAACCTCTAGCTTTCTGAATCAGTTTATCTTTACCTATTTCATATCCTTCATCATCTATATGAAAATTTCCATTGTTATCAAATACTTCTTTAGTATTTAATTCACTACGGTTATCATTTAAATTCATTAAATTTAATAACCAAATGATTTCAGTATAACTATTATACATTGGTGTTGCCGAAAGCAATAATAAACGAATTCCATCACATTGAGATACAACTTTACTTAAATTTACTGCAACTGTTTTATTTTTATTATCATTAGTAATACGTATATTATGAACCTCATCTATCACAATTAATCGCTGATTAAATATTTTTTGTAATTTTTTTTTTTGAAGCTGTTTTTTCTGATCAGAAGTAATCTTTGTATCTTTTATAGCCATTTTTTTTGTAACATAATTACTAAATTCTGTATATCCCATAAAAAGATAATACTGATTAATAATTCGTTTTATTTGAGAGACTACTTGAGTACGTGTTAATGCCTTAATTCTCATAGGCATAATTTCTTGAATAAAACTATTACCTGTACAAGCTTCTATATTCCATGAATTACCTATCTGTGTTAATTTTCTTTCATCAAATAATTGCAGACGAAATTCATTTTGCACATTTGGAGAAGCAATTATAATTATACGATTAGTAATATTCATCATCTTCATATAATTTCGCATCTCTTCACATACACCTATTGCAGAGCAAGTTTTACCAGACCCTAATCCATGATATAATAATAAACTATTATAGGGAGTATGATAAGACATGAAATTTTTAACAAATGACTGATGTGGAGCTAATTGAAAATCTCTAAAACAATCGCGACTGTTTTGTACTGATTTAATGGTACCATCATACCGAGTATCATAAAATTCTTTTTTACTAGCTAATTTAATATTAAATTGCGGATCATCTAATATAGGATATAAAAAATCATATTTATCTCTTACTTGTAATGTTAATTTTTTTATTTTTTTAGCCTGTTTTTTAGATGTTTTTAATGACTCCATTTAATTATATATATAATAGTGATTAAAAATATATATAATTTTTTCTAATATATTCATTTTTTCATAATTATACTCTCTAATACATGCTCTACATTCATCCGGTGTTTTCCATGCAACTTTACTAATTTCCATAGTTTGAAATATATTAGTTGTCGGCTTAGCATTCATTAATCCCACATAATATTTATATTTATACACTTTATTATTAGTACCTACAAATATTTCATTATAAGGAGTAATATTTTTAACAATACTAATATCAGAAGATGTATATCCAGTTTCTTCAGACCATTCTCTTAATGCACAATTATAATCATTTTCTAAATAATTTCGGCGTCCTTTTGGAAACCCCCACTCTGGTTCAGACCATATAATCTTAATATTTTCTATAAAACTATCTATTGAATAGTTATTATTATTTATTTTTATTCCTTTTAATAATTGTGTAAATTTATATTTGGCATTAATATATTCATTTTCATACTGATGTTTATTATTTTGCCATAAATTATTCCATAATGTTAAAAAATCTAATTGAATTAATTCTTTTGTTTCATGTTTAGTCATAATATCAAATAAAGACTGAATATACTCGGCATTATCTAACTCATATTTACCACGAATAAAATCTACATATCCTAGAGTATTTCGTCTACATATCATTAAAATCTGAAATGTAGGAACATAGCGTACAGCAATAATTCCTAAACTAATAATAGGAAGATTACACTTCTGATATAAATGTCCCTTTCTTCCACAATTTTTACAAAAATCACTCATACATATATATGTTTATAGAAGTTTAAATATTTATTTATTTATTTTATATGAGCACAAATAGCAGTATATGGGGTCCTCCTTTTTGGAAAACACTGCATACTATTTGTCATCACTATCCTTTACAACCAAATAGTATTATGAAAAAAAAAATGTATGATTTTTTTCACAATCTACCTGTTTTTTTACCGGATCATGACATTGGTGATAAATTTAGTGAGATACTAGATCAATATCCTATGAAACCATATTTAGATACACGTGATGCTCTGTGTAAATGGATACATTTTATACATAATCAAATTAATATACGATTAAATAAACCACAGCTATCATATAAAGAGTATATTAAACAATATACTTATATACCATCAGAACCTACTACTAATAAATACTTTAATTATACAGGTTTTGTAGTTATTACTTTATTATTAATAATAATCTTTTCTAAAAACAGTATATAATGAAAATAGAACTATATATTATTATCATAACTGGATTTCTAATTATAAATACCTATTACGATAATAAATATTTAAAACAATTATTAACTTGGAAAAAATACTACACTATGGCAGCATGGGGATTTATAGGTTTATCACTCTATATACTTCTAAAACGCTCTCCCACACGTAGCCGAGAATTAATGATACATTTAAACAAATTTATCCAATATATGCCTATAGATAAACAGGCTAAACATTTATTTAATCCGGTCTTTAATATGACCAATAATGAAGATAGAATATTACAATCAGGAGGACATACAAATAACTCATCTACAAATGGACGTACAAAACGCAGTGTTAGTGAAACTAAAAAAAAATATGTTGCAGCTAGTCAAAACTGGTTATGTGGAAAATGTAACACTCAATTACCTGCATGGTTTGAAGTAGATCATAGAACACGATTAGATCAAGGAGGATCTAATCACATCAGTAATCTAGTTGCATTATGTAGAAATTGTCATGGAGAAAAAACAGCACTTGAAAACTTATAATATTTATTAGTATTATGAGACAAACTACATCTATTTTAGCCATATGTTTATTTATATTTATATTTGTATGGATAATTTTTAGTTTAAATCTATATGATACATCAGGACTAATTTTAGATAATTATAATAGTTTTATATTTACTAGCATACTTAGTTTTTTTATTTTAATATTAGTTATTTTAAAAAATGATCCTGCATTAGATTTATTTCAAAATATTAACTACTTATATGTAGCTGGAATAGTTTTTATATTATATATAATATTTAGTATTACAATTAAAATGCCAAATGCTTTATTTAGTATATTAATTTTATTATTTGTCTTTAAAATAATA